CGCCTAACTCGTATCGCTTCACGAGCGCAGCCAGACTGCCGCCCGCGTCCACCCCATGTATCGCCCGCGCCATGCAGAGCGTATCGAGATACAACGCCGCCTCGATACCAAAGATCCACGACAGTATCGCTCCATCAAAGAGCGTGTTGTGACAGAGCAGGGCAGAGTGCTTCCACTCCAGTTTTTGCAGCCGTAACTTTATGTCGTTGTGCGATCCGCTGAACCACTCGGTCGGGCCATCATCAACTTTAAATGCTACGCCAATCACTTCAAACCGCTTATCGCGGATGTACTCCTCCGTCGTCAGCTTCGACAGGCTGAACTCTTTCGAGTAGTACGTTTCAAAATCAAGTGTGATGACGGACACGCTTCCCACCCTTTTTCAGTTCTGCTATCTCTTCCCGTAGCCGCCTGATCTCATCGTGACAGGCCCACAACACGCCACCCACGGTTAAGAACTTCATCTCTGTCGTAGTCGATGCGTCGTTGATCTCGCTCGGAAGATCGCGGATCAAATCCAGTATGTCATTTTCGACTTGCACGAAGATGCTCCACTTCTGCTTTCAATACACTAATTTCTTGAGCGAGTAAGTTAGCCTCAAGTGCCATGCCGCTTTTACGGATTGAAGCAAGCGCCTCATCAATCTTGGCCTGCTGTGAATACTTCCACGGCATCATTTCCATTTCGCGCTGCCACGATCCCGGTGGAGAGATGTTATCAACAGTCATAAATATACTGACCCCACAACGCAGCCCGCGCAGAAACACACCACCGCCAACATAATCTCAGCAGCGATCATGTCGGTCTTGGCAGACTTCTCATCCAGAAGTTCCTGCTCCAAGTCGCTGATCCGCTCGTTCAGTCGATCAACGATGTATTCGTTTGGCCTGTTCATTAGAACTCCACCCATCCGGTGATGATGTATTTGTCACCCTTTAACGGAGGATTACCCCGGTGCGTATGCGTGAACCCGGCGGGCCAGATAAGCATCCTGCCAGTCTTCGGCTGCACTCGTTTGCTCAAATACAGAAACTCAGTCTCGCCGCCGTCTTCAATGTCGTTAAGGTAAAGAGTAAATACAAGCAATCTATTACGCATAACACGGGCGCTATCTTCGCAGTGCCAGATGTGATACCCGCCTCCCGGCGAAGTTTTTTGTATTTTTATGATGTAAATTTTGTGTGAATCAGCGTTTTGAAGAATTGAATATTTTTCAGTATAAAGCGGATAACAAACTTGCCAAAATCCGTTATTAAACCCCTCACATTCAATACGCAACTCGTCGTTGGTATAAAGAGAGCAGTTCGGAAAATCTATTGCTTGATCCTTGTTTATATGTGATGGACGCTCCATCCCCTGCACCCGCGAGTACGACATACCCGCAGCGTCTACTTTGTCAAAGTGCTTGATCCAACCTTGGCAATACTCAAGCGGGAATACGCCGTCAAAAATGCCAATGAAATCATCCGTAATCTTGTAATCAAGATTCGGAATCTTTTCCCGAAGCTGTTGTTCAAGACTAGGCTTTATCATATTCCTTCCTTACTTGGTCACGCACCAACACCATCAACTTACATAGCACGTGCGTTTGAGTTTTGTCCCTCTTGGTATGAGTAAGTGAGTCAAACTCTGTCGCGTACATCTCAACAATGTCCCACCTGATTATGGCTTCTTTGCCATCGTCGCTAATCTTAGCCCATACCGCATCAATCGGAACCGCTCGTCTAATATGTTCTTCCGGTACGATGAGATAGGCATCGTCGTCATCTGAAATTTTTTCGTTATTCATCTCATATCTCCTTGGCTACTGCCATCCACTCTTCAGCGTACTCAGCATTCTGCCAGTCTTTAAACCACGGCCCGCCGCGAGTGAAGTGAACGGCTTGTGGGTTCGGGCAATCGTCCTTCGTATGCCATCCTTCTAAATAGTTATAGGCGATGGGTAACTCACCGATACAAGAGTCCCACAGGAACCGTAACTGATGCAGCCACATACCCGGCTCACGGTTTACAACCTCGGGAGTCAGCGCCTTCACGTGCAGATGCCCGCAGTTCCACAAGATCATGCTGCTCCAATTCTTGCGCGGGTACTGATGCTGAACCTTGCCATCCATTTTGTGAGATTCTTTCGGCTTGTAATCGTGCTGTACGACACACGCACCAAAGTACGGATTCATGTAGTCCTGCAATGCAGCAATGTCGCCTCGCCAGAGAAAGTCACAGTCCATGAACACCGCCCACCCTTTGTATCCTGCAAGGTGCGGCACAAGGAAACGTGTGAAGGAAAATTCCGTCGATGACAGCGGGTCATGCTCCCGCCAGTACAGGTTCCTCTCACGCATCTCCTGTTGCTTGATCGGCTGAATGTCTAAGGGAATGGATGTATGCCTGAGAAGTGACTCTTTGCATACCTGATACGCGATGTCCTCGCGGCTGTCCCAACCAATAAAAATTTTCATAATTTCCTCAGTATCCAATCGTCCACCACACGATCCACTACCTTGTACTTCAACTCCCGCATCAAAAACCGCACCGCTGCGTGTGGGCCTTCTTCGGAAGGAGCGTGTTTTTCTTTCTGCTCAACGATGATGACAGGATCGTTCTTGCGTAATGTTTCTATCCCACCTTTGATTACGTCTAACTCATACCCTTCAACGTCAATCTTAATAAAGTCCACGTTGTCAAAATGATAATGATCCAACGGCAGCATCTGAATAGAACCCGCTACGCCCCGCACCACCTTCGCCATACCTGTGTTGTCTGGTGGGATTTCTAGGGCAACCGCTCCTTGCCCTTTGCCAAGTGCAATCTCGTGGACAGTAGCCTTTGGCGCGTTCTTGGTAAGTAACTCCAAGAACTCTTTGCACGGCTCAAACGAATGCACAGTCTGAAACTTGTCTGTAAGTTCTCTTGACCAAAGCCCTACGTGTGCGCCGATGTCCAACGCTATGCGAAACTTCTTGCAATACTTCAATGCCGTCTGACGGTGAACAGGTTGGTACTCTGGCGTACCTGCTAACTTAAAATACTCGCTCATGTGAGTATCGTTATCGGGTAGCCACCATCCTTGTACTTCTTTCATGACACCATCTCAAAAAGTTGCTTACGAGTTGGCCCCTTGTAATGCATGATCTTGGCTTCTCCAATATCAAACTCTGGTAGGCACCCATACACAGACTCAGGCATCGTACTGCACTTGTATTTTCGTGAACGCTTCTTTTCTTTAGCGTAGCGTTTCAATAACTCCTGATCTCCGTACCACTTGCGGTACTTGGGGTCTAAGTCATCAAACCATTCAAACATTTCTTGCCAAGGCTTTCCGTCTCTCGTAGCAGTAGCACAAGCGATAAATGGATACACTTCGTCGATTGTTTTACCGGCGTACTCGTCAAACCTGATACCACGTTGATCGATGTTAAACATTGCTTCGCCTTGAAATTCTCGTCGGCACATGACAACGCCATTGCCATTTAAAACATCTTCAACTACGACGCGATCTCTGAAGATCATGTCTGTGTCAATGTAGAGCGCGGGTACATCCAAGTTTAATTGAGCAAACGCTTTAACTCGTGATGTCATCAGTTCTTCACGGTTTAAATCGTAGTCATGGCGTTCAGTTATGCCCATTACATCTGGCGTATCTTTATCCGTCAGCATGATGACGTTGGCATCAGGGTTGTACCGCAGCAAAGACTTGACCATCTTCTGTGGCGCAGAGATGTCATCACCGATGTGCATGAACACAAAGTTGTCTCTGACCCTCTCCGCATTGAAGTTCAGCATCAGATCCAATTCATCCTTGACTTGCTTCAACTGCAAGTCCCACGGCGCGTTCATGTTCTCGCGCTGATAAATCTTGACCCCGCTGTACCACATACTCTCGTTGCCGAAACGGTTGTTCCAGTACCAGAGTTTGTTGGCATCAAGCAGTAAAACATCTTTACCCATCGCCCCTGCCAGATGCACGGTCGCGCACGACGGCGAGATAACAACAGAGCAAATTTCAATCAACGCTGCTACGTTCTCCAGATCAAGGAACGTATCAATATGTGTCGTGATCAGGCTTGGATGAAAGTCCACGCCTTCCTTTTGTGCTTCACCATACTGAAGATTGATGAACTTGAGATACGGTGTATCAAGTATGGGCTTGAAATCCGCAAGTGGCACAGACTTGTGTTTACCAATTACGGGAGCCGCGCTTGTCCAAGAAAGTCCTACAACAAAATCATCGTCCCGCAATTTGTACTCTTTGCGTAAGGCTTTCACACGATCAGGATCAGCCTTGATGTATGCCATTGAGACATTAGGCTGAATGTCACGTACTGATTTAATGAAGTATTTACCCATGCTCGCAATCGGAATGTGCGAATCATGTTCTTTCATTTTAATTCGCGCATTGTGAGACAGGAACGTGACGTTCTTTGCCTTGCACCCACGCTGAAGCAGATTCATCAGGCGTAGATCAATCAGCACGGTGACATGTTCTACCTCACGCGCTAACGCTTCGATAAGCGATGCGTACAGTAACTGATCACCAATCCCTTGTTCACACCATACAAGCGGGCGCTTCAGCCCTTTGCCTCGTTCCCACTGAGGGTGCTTGGTATGAAGTGTTGGAGATTTAAATGACTTACTACCCCACCGCCGTTCGTAACCTTTCCACCCTGCTTCAAAGTCACCCATCTGAAGGGCTAAAAGTCCAACAGTCCATGCAGCGTCAAAGTTGTCGGGTTCTAAGCGAGTAGCAGCCTCAAAATGTTTTCGTGCTTGTTCCCACCGATGCATCTCCCAATGACACCGCCCCATCTGCAATTCAACTGCCGTGACAATCGGAAGTGCCAAGTGAACATTGTTTAGGATACTAATCGCTTCGTCGTACTTGCCCTGCTCAGCCGCTTCAAACCCAGTCTTGTAAATAACTTGAGCAAAGTCGGGTAGCGTTTGCTGTTTAGGTTTAGTTTCTTCGTTCACCAGTATTCTCTCCCGCTACGCTTTGCTGCCCAGTCAGGGGGCGGCACTCGCATCCTGTCTCGCTCTACATCCCACATCCATCTACGCCATGCATTCTTTAGCCATGTGATCATGTGGCCTCCTGCGGAACGATCTGAAGAAGCGAGAAGGGAATAGAGATCGCGGTCTTCCTGCCTTCACGTGGGTAGATCAACGCTCTAGCGAAAGACTCCACCATCATGGCATTGACCACACCTTTCTCAACGCCCTCAAAATCGTCGAACACAAACACCGTGTCATCGTGAATGA